GATTGATTGATTGGAAGGGTGAGTAACAATGTGTAGGACGGGTTCTATACAACCGTCATCTGGATACATAACACTCACAGGTTATGGAGATCTCTACTACACAATGCATTGTTAGTTACACAGTATTAAAACCCCTGTGTTATCGGCTACGATGTAGGGAGAATATGATTTCTACTAGGCACTAACAAGCCTAATGTACTATCACAACGGTAGCTATGTTTTAAGTCCTCCACCATTCTCCTAGGACTATTCTAAACCTTTTAAGTTAAGTATAAGTTGGTATTATATTCCACCACACACACGCTACACCTTATGATGAGAGAGAGTAGGGTTATTTAATTCCACCTAATCATACCAACAGGTTACTAATTAACTATAAATAAGTGTAATATAGGGAGTATAAGTAGAACATTTGCTTGCCTTACACTCCCTAATAGCTGACTAGAACTTATTCATTGCCTAGATCTGCATTTAGCTTATCTAGTTTATCACCAAGAGCTGCAATACCATTACTCATATCTTGAGCAGCTTGAAGCTTAGTTAAACTATTCATAGCTAAAACATATGCATCCATGTTACCAGATACAAATGCAGACAAGGCTAATGATTCAAGTTTAGTAACAAAGCCTTTGCTGACTTCGATGTCAGAACTTCTACCAAATTGTTGGTATTGTTTAGACCTATCAAACTTATTCATTAGGATATCTCCTTAATTTAATAACCAAAGAGTCACACCCATGCATGTAACTCAGAGCAGCAGATTATGTACATGGCCTTCACTACTCAAAAAGTCCAAAAAAAACCAAACCAAAAATAACGTAAAAAGGATACCAAAAAACCACATTAAGGGGTGTACACATTATTAAAAGACCACACGATAAAATCCTACAATTTTTAAAACCTCTTGTTTTTATTAATTATCTTTCATTATATTTCAACATCGGTAGCTAACACCTTTTTAGTTATCACCCAGCTAGTACACGTGCAAACCGTTCTGCTACTTGGGTCAGAAGTTGGGTTGCTCACCAAATAGGATTATGAGTTTGTCCCCAATAACCGATAAAAACTGCTTTAATATAAACTTGAGTATGGGAGGGTATAACTGGCTTAAGAGAAATTTAAAGTTAAAGATTTTAATTTTAAACTTATGTTTATTCAGGGGATAGTTACATCTAAAGGAGATCATATGGATGATGAAAAGGATGTTAAAGTATATAGGTTAAAGATTGTTTACAAAGATGATGAGATACTACACTTATCTGAAAGTATTGACGGTGAAGGAACAATGTCCTTAAATATTGATGGTGAATTAATTGCTGTTCCTGAAGAGATGGCGAAAATGTTGGATGATTTAGATACTGGTGAACTTGGATTGTCATAATAACCCAAACCCCTTGACGGGGATTGGAGAATTTTGAGATATTATAAAGTAAATAATATAAATTATACTGTTTTTGATAACATTGATGAAGTACCTGATCATATTACTTATATAAAGGATTGGCGTAAAGGTCAATTAAACGACTGGGTTCTTGCTGATGATGACTGTGTTATACAGATTATAAGGTCTGGTAAAATGCAGAAGCCTAAAGGCAAGATTAGAGAAGTCAGATATATAGGTACATGTACGGGTACTTTTGTTGTTTCAAAGACTAATAAAATGGATACCTCAAGGCGTATTAATATATATAGCTTTGGAGGTAATATAGACAGAGATCAAAGGATTGAGGACAGAAATGATTTGTCTTCTCGTGAGGAGGTTTTTGTCCAGTATATAGCATCTGGAATGGATGCTCGCATGGCGTATCTAAAGGCATTTCCGACTAATGACCCGCACTATGCAGGATTGCGTGCTGGACAACTTATAAAAACAACAAGGATAAGGACTGCAATGAAAGAAGAGTTAAAACCAGTATTAGAAGAATTAGGTATAAATGAAACAAGTATATTAAGGAATATATATACTATTGCAATGTCATCTGAAAAAGATGAAACAAAATTAAAGGCATTATTTAAACTAGCAGATGTTATGGATTTAGAGGATAAGAATAAAACTTCTGTTACTCAAATATCAGGTGCAGTATTTGAAGGATTTAAAGCTAAAGAAATCGAAACAGCACAAAGGCCTGTAGAGATCGAATCAAACAATGCAGAAGATACAAACTTATAAACTATTAATAATAGGAGTAATAATTATGACAGTAGGAATGAATATTGATGAAATAGAAAAAAAGATGAAATATCTTGTTGCTACATCAGGAGGTATGGATGATTTAAGTACTGCAAGTTTTGATGATGATCATAAAAATACTAAGGAAATGCTTAATTTTCATGAAGGTTTTGATGATGTAATTTCATTAGATTCTGATGGATACTGGAAGGGTGGAGCAGGCATTAAATTACAACCTGATGTTTATGATGATCATGCAACAAACCCTGCTACAGGGAAAGCTTGGGAGCTAGGTGATGCCGTTCCTCATTCTTTAGGTCAAGCTTGGTTTGATAGATCTTGGGAAACAAATAAAAGAGATTCAAAATCTATTTTTAAAAATTTTGAGCAATTTCCGCATAGTACTCAGGCAGGAATTTTATCTATGTCTCATATCTTGGGATATAATAAGTTTACTTCTGAATTTAAAAATTTTATTAAGGAAGCAAATAAGCCTAATTATAGTTTAGATAGAATGGCGTTAGAATTTAAATATGCATACCCTGACTCTATTCAAAGTCCTGAAACACAAAGTGATTTATATAAACAGATAGGAAATAGAGGGGAACATTTATTTAAATTAATAGGAAATAAAGCAGAAGTTGATGATATTTTAAAAATATATAAATAAAGGATTACAATGAATAAACCAGTAGACAATATAGCAATAGATAGTATTTTAGGACCAAAACAATCTGACAAATATGGCACTTTTTATTTAGCAAGAGGAGAAGATGGGGGTTTGTATAGACAGAATTTTGAAACTAAAGATTTGTATTTGCTAGTACCTAAAGGAGATTGGGATATGGTATCTGAAGATACTTTAGATAGTATGAAAATAAAATCTAATCAAAAAGGAATTGATAGTTTAACTGGTGAAAAGCTAATATTAACTTCTCATTATTCTCCTACATATATTTCTGACAAGCTTTTAGAAATAAGTACTAGAACAGAACATCAAGAAGATTTAGCAGAAAAACAAAATATGGCAATTAATCTTGAAAAAGCTAATTTAGACCCTTTTCATCCTAAAAGCCTTGAGCAAGATGCTAATTTAATGCCTTCTGAAGATAATAATGAATCTTTAAAGGAATTTTTAGAAGACAATATGGATGTTTTAGCTCAAGAATTAAATAAATAGCGTATATGAGTAATATTAACCTACATAATGTAAGTGAACAAGAAAAAGCCTTTGAATTAGCTAAAAAAGATATTATTGCTTTTGGTAAACTATTTTTACCTGATGATTTTAGAAGATCGGAATCTCCTTTTTTTCATTATGAAGTAGGGGATGCTTTAAATGATTTAAGCCACAGGCAGTTAGCAGTAATACTTCCTAGAGGTCATGGTAAAACAGTTTTAACTAAATGCAGTATTTTACATGATTTTTTATTTGCTACTGAACCTTTATTCTATGGATGGGTTGCTGCCTCGTCTAAAATATCAGTTCCAAACTTAGATTATATAAAATATCATTTGGAATATAATGATAAAGTGTCTTATTATTTCGGTAGCTTAAAGGGCAAAAAATGGACAGAAGATGACATTGAACTTAAAAATGGTTGCAAACTTATTTCTAAGTCTAATTTATCTGGTATTCGTGGCGGTGCTAAGTTGCATAAGCGTTATGATCTCATTGTTCTTGATGACTTTGAAGATGAAAACAATACAGTTACCCCAGAATCGAGGTCAAAAATTTCCAACCTCGTTACCGCAGTCGTCTTTCCTGCCTTGGAACCGAAGACTGGAAGACTTAGAATAAACGGAACTCCTGTGCATTTTGATTCCTTTATACAAAGAATTTTAACAGGGTATGAACAATCTAAAAAGGAAAATAATCCTTATAGTTGGAAAGTAATTACCTATAAAGCTTTATTACAAGACGGAACTCCTTTATGGCCTTCGTGGTTTGGGCATAAGGAAATGGAAAGAAAGAAAAAGTTTTACCAAGATTCTGGAACTCCTCAAAAATTCTATCAAGAATATATGATGGAAGTTCAATCAGAAGAAGATTCTATTTTTAATAGAGACCATATAAAATATTGGGATGGGAAATTTATAAATGATCAGGAAAACGGGATTACATACATTCTCCCTAACGGAGAAGACCAGAAACCATGTAATATATTTATTGGTGTGGATCCAGCAACTGACTCTGCTAGGCGCAACTCTGACTTCTCTGTCATTATTGCTGTGGCAGTTACCCCAGACAACAATTTATATGTTCTTGATTATGTTCGGGATAGGACACTTCCTGTCTTGGGTGTTCCTGGAACTGATAAAAAGGGTATTGTAGACTATATATTTCAATATGCAAAATTCTACAAACCTACGCTTTTTACAATAGAAGATACGACAATGTCTAAACCAGTATTTCAAGCTATAAGAGCTGAAATGCGTAGACGAAATGAATTTATAATTCCTTTTAAGGAAGAAAAACCTGGTAACAGAATGAGTAAAAGAGATCGAATACAAGAAATAATGGCTCAAAGATTCTCAGTCGGCCAGGTTCATATTAAAAAAACGCAATATGATCTCCATAGAGAAATTATGACATTTGGGCCTCGTATGGCTCATGATGACACTATAGATGCTTTAGCATACGCATGTAAATACGCACATCCACCACAAGGAATGCATGAAGGCAAAAGTGGATGGTATAAAAAGAAACCTAAAGCTAAAAATTGGGTAACAGCATAATGTGGAATAGTTTAGAAAGAAAGGTAATGGATTTTATTGAAAATATAGATCCTGAACCTATTAGACCTGATTATGGATTTGATTATAAAGGTACAATGGAATTATCTTTTGATCGATTTCCTGCAAAAGATAACCTTAATGAAGAAGGAAAGGGTTCTAATATAAAAACATCTTATGACACTGATGATTTAGATAATCCAAGTCAGTGGATATTATATCCTACTACTGTAGGAGGTCAAGAATTAGACAATGAACAAATTGACAGTTTATTATTAGAAAATCAGCATTTTGGTATTTATGATTCTTTTCACGAGATGCAAACAGCTGATAAAGCTATTCATGAGCATTTTGAAGATTTGCAGAATCAAAATAATGAAGATTTGACTATGAGTGGAAGAATTAGAAAAATAGATAATAGATAATATGAGTAAATACAGAACACAAACAGGTACTGAAATAGAGGATAAAAAATCCTTAGCTTTTAATCAATATCAAGAAAGCGTTTTGAAAAATATACCTGCTGAAAAACTAATGACTCTTTATAAGGATATAGCAGACATAGAGTACGGACCCTTAGAAGACTGGCAGATAGTTTCCCCCTTAGCTAACTATACGGAAGAAGTGTTCGGCACTATGTCTGCTTTAGATTATATAGACGATTTGGTTGATAAGAATAAATTAGTTTTATCCT